TGTTGGCCATTTCTCTCTCCTTGTTCATTCGTAAGCCCGCTCTAGGAACGGGCTGGCGGATGAATTCCGGAGCAGCGCGCTACCTGGCTGTTCCCGCTAATGCGGCTCCAGGTAGGGCGCTGCCCTGCATGCCGCCTCCGTTAAACCCGAAGGCCAGGGCGGTCATGGTTCCCGGACTACTCCCGGTGGTCATCAACACGATTACGCGCCATCGGTCGATTCTTGGCGTCCAACTGGATCGCGCTCTGTGCTGCCAGGTTCTGCGCCTGGCCGGCCTTAGTCTGTTCAGCCACCTGCACGAGCGGTTTTCGGCATCTTTCTGTTCAGGGCATCCGCGATTTCCCCGGTCGCATCGCCTCTCGGCGGGTGCGGAACGTTTTGCACATCGGTTGTTAAAGAGCGGTTCTTCTGTACTGCTTCGCGCTTCGTTCAGCGCATAGGTGTAATGTGCCACAAGAAAAACTAGCATGCAAGAAAAACTAGCATAGAAAGTTGTAACGGCTCGCATTGATGGGCGGCGCAGCATGGGGGTGGCGCCGTCAGTGGGCGAAAAAAAACCGCCCGAAGGCGGCGCTGCTGAGGCAGGATGCTCCCTAAGGGAGAGGAATCTCCACCTTAAGGCTTTGGTATCGGTCGCACAGATTGGCGAGCCTGTGTTCTATATCCGCACTGGTAATGCTAGACCGATAGGTATCCGTAACGAAAGCGGTCCAGGCCTCGACTGCACTAGTATTCCAGCCGAATTTGCTTAGCGCGATCAAGACGTTTTGGGTCGCGCGATCCTGAGGTACCGAGTTATCTCGCCAGGTCGCAACGCCAGCGGCAGTTCCGCGCAGAACGAAACAGCTTCCTAGCGCAGGATTGGAATCCCCGTATAAGGGCGCATTCTTAATTGCCCGTGGCGCCGCGCTAGATGCATTCGAGCGCGACGCACGAAGGCTGTTCACTTGGCCGTCATACGCGAGGGTGGCGCGCTCAAACCACGACTCCAGACATTGCGTATCTGTGCAATTCTTTTGGCGCCAGCCTAAGGATTCGCCAGCATCTCTCAGGAATGCTTTTTGATCGGGAGCGGCCGCACGAGCTGCGACATATGCGTCCGCATAGGCCGCATCCATCTGCATTAGTTTCGGAGATGAGCAGACGAGCTTATCCACCATTGTTTGGCGCGTATCGCAGTTCACGCTGCCCGCCAGGGCTGCGCCGGCAGCGCTCCAAAGGAACAATGCGGAGACGATCTTCAAAGTTTGCACCCCATCCAAAAAGCGCGGCCAATAATTTCGATCTGAGGGTCATCGAAATTTAGGTGTAGATCCGTATAGCCTCCAGCCGGGTTTTCAGACCGGGCAATGAATCCGCCATTTCCTTTATAGAGGCGCTTTACCAACAGCTCCCCATCAACCCGGAACGCGTAAACCTTCCCGTTAATTATGGACGTAGCGCCCCGGTTCACCAGGATAGTAGCGCCATCTGGAATCAACGGCTCCATGCTGTCGCCTTTTACGGACACCGACACAGTTTGCTCTGGAGTTGCGCCGGCCGCCCTCAAGAAATCAGCTCGAAACGAAAGTCGGCTCATCTCATCTTCAGATAGCACGATTTCTCCGTGACCGGCGGACAAGCGCACATCCAGACGTCTAATCGGGATGAATTCATCCGTGTCGGGGTCAGTGGCTGGGCCGACAGCGAGGTACTCGGGAGTTGTGTTTAGGGCCTTTGCGACAGCGTCCAGCCTTGCGCGCTTGGGAGCGGTTTTCCCGTTCTCCCATTGCTGAATGGTCTGCCAAGAAACCGACACGCGGTCGGCAAGCTGCTCCATGGAAAGCCCGAGCTTCTCCCTGAGGTCTTTGATTCGTTTGTGGATCGTCGGCATGCGCGCGAGATTACCCACAAGAAAGGCTTGTGTCATTGCAGGAATTTCTTGCATTGCTAGTTTTTCTTGTATAGAGTGGGCGTCATGGACAAGAACCCCCACATCGCTCAAGCCATCGCCAACGCCGGCGGCCCGGTGGCTACAGCCAGGAAGACCGGCGCCAACAACTACCAGACGGTCCAGCAATGGGAGCGGTCGGGGAATGTGCCTGCTGAGTATGCGCATGCGCTGGAATCAGCCTCTGGCATATCCAAGCGCCTTTTGTGTAAGCAGTGGGCAAAGGTGTGGCCCGAATTGGCAGGTGAAGAGGCGAGGGCGGCATGACATCAATGCACCGTCGCCGATTCGCGGCCGTCGGTCGCCCACGCCATGCGGTCACGCTCGGCGCACAGCTCCTGAAACAAATCCATGACGGCTTTTTCGCTGGGTGCCTCAAACACGCGGCGGGCCAAGTCCTGGGCACTGATCAACAACTTTTCCGTTTCGGTCACGAAACACACCTCGTTCTTTGTTCATAAGGATGTACTCAATGAGCACGCAACCAGTATCTGCCGAGCGGCAGGAAATCACCCGCAAGAACGCTGCACGGATTGAATCTGAGATCTTGCGCCGTCTTGCACATGTCACGCAGGTCCGTGCAGCCGAATTGATGGGCGTTGATCCCAGCACTTTGAGCCGACAAAAAGAGGCCTTGATTCAGTACTGCTTATTGCTGGCTGCTGTGGGCTTGCAGGTATCCCCCAAGAATTCAGTGGTGACGACGCCCAACGATCAGAAGGTTCTCAAGCGCTGGGCGGCCAACTGGCTGCTGGCCGAAGTCGAGAACGAGGACGAGGCGTAACCATGGCCGATATCACCCTGGTTCGTCAGCAACCTGTCCAAGCCTCAGAGCAGGAAAAGGAAGCCGCACGCCGAATGATCTTCGGCATGGTCGACGGCCTGGGTGAGCACGGGCGCAAGCAATGGCGCCGGCTGTGGAACCAGATTGTCCGGCTCGAGCCCGGCGAGATGCTGTCGATCACCACGCACAAAGAGCGCCTGGGCTGGTACCACCGGAAGCACATGAAGATGGAGACCGTCCTGTTCGAAGCCCAGGAGCGCTTCGAGGAATTCAACGCGTTCAGGGACTGGCTCAAGATCGGCTGCGGCTTCGTCGACTGGTATCCGGGCCCCAAGGGCGGCGTGATTCCTGTGCCGCGGTCGATCAGCTACGCAAAGCTGGAGCAGGCCGACATGGAGGAATTTCATGCCGACGCTGTTGCCTTCCTGCGCACGGCGCATGCCCAGAAAACTATGTGGCCGCATCTGCCGGCCGCGCGCGCCAGCGAAATGCTGGAGCTCGTCTTGCAAGGATTCGGCGAATGAAAGGCCGTAACCCCTCCGCGGAACAGAAGCGATTCTGGGATCTGCTGGTCACGAACATTGGCTGTGTGGCATCCCGCATGGATGGCTTCTTTGACGGCCACTGCTCCATCCACCACATCGACGGCCGCACGAAGCCCGATGCGCATTGGCTGGTTCTGCCGCTGTCTGCCGGCAACCACCAGGATGGGACCGGCGCGCCAGGCCGAATTGCCGTGCATCCCTGGAAGGCTCGCTTCGAGGCCCGATACGGCCGCCAGCGCGATCTGCTGGTCTGGTGCATTGAACAACTGCAGTCCCAAGGCTTGGAAGTCCCTGACGGCGCCCTACGTGCTGTCGGGATGCTGGAGCACGCATGAACTACTACAGCCACAACATCGGCGATTACGCCCAGGCCACGATGCACTTGAGTTTGGTTGAGGACGCTATCTACAGCCGCCTGCTGCGCCGCTACTACGCGGAAGAACAACCCATTGTGGATGACATGCAGCAAGTCTGCCGATGGGTTGGGGCGCGCTCTGAAGAAGAGCGCGAGGCCGTGAAATTGGTGCTGGGCGAGTTCTTCACCCTGGCCAATGGGTACTGGCACAACAAGCGCGCGGATGCAGAGATTGCCGCATATCACGTCAAAGCCGATACCGCGAAAGCCAACGGGAAGCGGGGAGGGCGCCCGAGAAAGGAAGGCGGAAACCCAGATAAACCCAGCCGGTTTTCCGTAGGTTCCGAAATCGAATCGAACCCTAACCCAGGGGAAACCGGATCGAAAGCTAACCAAGAACCAAGAACCAATAACCAAGAAACAAAAGAACACCCCCCTACCCCCCGCAAGCGGGGGAATGGATTCGATGCCGCCGCGATCGAGTTGCCGGACTGGCTTGACCGCGAAGACTGGCAAAGCTGGGTTGCCGACCGGAAGGACCGCAAGAAGCCGGTCACGGAGGAGGGCGCAAAGCGTCAGCTGCAGCAGCTGGCTGCCTACCTGGCCGAAGGGCATCAGCCGAGCGACGTGATTGCCAACAGCATCGCCGGCGGCTACCAGGGGCTATTCCCTCCACGGGCTCAAGCCCGAGCCTCCCCGTCGACGATCACGCAGACGAATGCGAAGTGGATGGAAAAGCTGTGGAGCGATCCGCAACCCGAAATGCGAGACATGGGGACTTTCGATGCAAGCACTGGCCAACCGGTTTGAAGCACCTCAGGCGCTGCCGACGCCTTGGATCAAAAAGCTGTTCCAGCGGCTGACCGCGATGTACGGCTCGAAGCTCCCCCAAATGTGGGGCGGCGTGCCGGAAGAGGCAGTACACGCTGTCTGGGCTGAAGACTTGGCCGGGTTCTCGGGGGACGAGATCGCCGTGGGATTGCAAGCCTGCAAGCAGCGTGACTGGCCGCCGACGTTGCCCGAGTTCCTGAAGCTGTGCCGGCCGTGGATGGCGCCCGAAGTCGCTTACCACGAGGCTGTGCACGGGATGACGGCCCGGCAGCGTGGGCAGATGGGTTCGTGGTCGCACCCTGCCGTGTACTGGGCTGCGATCGGGGTCAGCACCGTGGACTTGCTGGGCAGCACCTACGGCCAGATCAAGGCCCGCTGGGAGAAGACGTTGTCGGAGGAAATCGGAAAAGGAGAGTGGCACCCGATCCCCGAGCCGCGGACGGCGCTGCCGGCACCGGGACAGACATTGGCGACCAAGGAAGAGGCGGCTGCCGCGTTGAAGAGGATGGGCGCCGACAAGGCGCTGGACCAGACCGGGAGAGATCCCCGGCGTTGGGTTAAGGCATGGGGCGAACGCATTGCCAAGGGCGAACAACCTACGCCCACCATCGCGGCGATGCTTGCTAAGGCAAGGGGAGAGCAATCATGAGATTTGCAGGACAGGATCATCACGGGGTAGCCGTAGTCAACTGCTTGCGCGTTAACGGGCCTCACACAATCCGGGAAGTGGCGGAACTGATCGGCGTCGATCAGCGAGTTGCGGATAAGACTATGCGTCGCCTTCTGTGTCGTGGATATGTCGAACGCACTGGCGAGCGTAAGGGCGTCGGATCCGGCCGCGCAGCCATCTATCGCTGGTCGGATGTGGAGGCGCCGGAGAAGACTGAGCCCATGATGAACGCGTATGAGCGCAAACGCGCCCTAGCTATGACGGATGAATTGATCCGGACGCTGCGCGCCGGCTGGAATCCGAGTGCGGCCGATCCCTTCCGAGTCCTTCGCGCACAGGTGTCCGCATGAACCGCGCCTTTGCACTGGGCCGTCTGAAGGCCGGCCAGCTCAATAAGACCGAGCAAGCCTACGCCGACTACCTGGGCCAGCTCCAGGCGGTGGGCGGCATCCTCTGGCACAAGTTCGAGGGGATGAAATTCCGCCTCGCTGACAACACGTTCTACACGCCCGACTTCGCGGTGATGGTTCCCGACGGCCAGATCGAGCTCCATGAGGTCAAAGGCTTCTGGCAGGACGACGCGCGCGCCAAGATCAAGATCGCCGCGGACATGTACCCGTTCAAGTTCATTGCCGTTAAGGCCCGCGCCAAGAAGGACGGCGGCGGTTGGGCCGTGGAGGAATTCTGATGGAAGACCTACGCAAATGGGAGTTCCGCGACCCGATGCAGGTGGTGATGAGCCGCCAGCAGGCCGCACTCAATCGGTCGTGCAAGGGCTGCGCCCACGCAAAGACCATCGAGACGCCTTTCATCGGCGACACGATCACGCGGTGTCTGAAGGGCAAGCCCTACGGCACCAAGTGCAACCGGTACGAGGTGGCCGATGAGTAGCCTGACGGGCGATGACTTGCTTTGGAACTGGGCGCGTTGGACGTGGTCCGGCTGCACGGTGGGCAACATGGTCGTCCACCATGCCGAAGACGTCGACCCTCGCCCGATCAACTACGACCATGCCCTGCTAGTGGAGGCGATGCACGCCGCGCTGCCATGGCATGAGCGCATGGTAGTGATCGCTGAATACCCTCAGAAGGGCGTGAGGTTCGACGGCATGGGCACGAAAGACCGGCGTAAGGCGGCACGGGAGTGGATTGCAGAGATGACAGGCGTGACGCTGACAGACGCTGAATACCGGATTTATCTCGGCCTATTCCGAAATGAAGTTGAGAGGAAGATTCGATGAAATACGCTACCGAGGTTCTTGAGTTGCTGGGGACTTACCCCAAGCGAGACTTCAGGATGATGGAGATCGTCAATTACATCCTTGGCGACAACAAGAATCGACAGGATAGAGAGGCGGCGCGGAAGGCTGTCTCGCGCGTACTGGAGGCGATGGAGAATGGCGGCAGCCTAGTGCGCATCGCGCCCATCCATGAGCGCGGCGGCTATGCAACCTACCGGCTGAAAAGCTATGCAATCCCGGACGATGCGCCCGGCGAGGATCGTATCGCCAGCGTGCTCGGCGACCTGAGTCCTGAAGCCCTTGCGCGAATTCGCACCCATGCCAAGAGCCAGAAGCTTCCTGATCCTTACTACGCGTTCATGAAGCAGAAGACCCGATCCGCTGGCCGCGGCATCGGCTTCGAGCTCACTTTCGCCGAATGGTGGGAATTCTGGCAACGCCACTATCACCTGCGTGGCAGCGGCCCCAACGATCTCTGCATGGGCCGGTACGGAGACACTGGCCCGTATGCGGTCGGCAACATCTACCTGACAACAATCCGGGGCAACATGGCCGATTACGTGGGGTCGGCCAAAAAGGAAGCGGACATTGCCAGTCTGACGTCTCGGCGCCGGGCGGAATTGCTTGCCATGGCTGAAGAGGTAGCGAATCGGCCTCCTCCTCAATACACCTACGAGCAGGTGCAAGCCATGCTCAAGCTAGGCATCCCTTTCGAATTGAGGGCGCAGTGAGGAAAAGTGGGACACGGACATTCCTAAAAGCGCCACACATTGTGGGATACTAGCGCCGGGCTCTTGCGCCCTGAAGATATGAAGCCCCGACACTGAGCCGGGGCTTTTTGTTGCATAATAGTTTTGACGGTGAATGCAGCAGGGACGCTTGTTGCACACAAGGTATAGGCCGGGGTGAACTCACTCGGCCTTAGTTGGTTCGAATCCAACCACTGTCACTGCCCCACACGAGCAATCGTTGTGGGGCTTTTTCATGCCCGTTTCCAGAGAGCAGGGGCCAGAGAGAACCGTCCGCCGGGCCGCATGGGCACCGGCTGGCAAACGTCATGCTCCGGCCCCTGCTCTGTGGGAACAGCCGCCGCAATCGACCAGCCAGCAGCGCGCCAATGGCCAACGCTGCACTCGGGGATAGCCCCGTATCGCTGGCTCCGACCGGCGCCGCCCGTTAAGCCCCTATCGGTCCAACCAGCGGGCACTCACGCGCGCCAAGGGGTGGGCCCCACAACCTACAAGTACCCCCATGAGTCGCCTGAGCAGGCCTGGCGCCCGCGCAGGGGCAAATGCGCGGGATCTTTCTTCCGGTCTTGTCGCCGGCGGCCAGCATGACGAGAACCGCGGCGCCCAGCTCGCCACGGCGGGCAGTCGGATGGACGCACCTTGGAATTTACATGGCTCAGATCACCGTTCACCTGACGTTGAAGGTCGCGTGGTGGGTGCGCTGGTACATCGCTGGCGTGCGTCTGTTCGCTGACACAGTGGGGCTTGAGCCAGACCCCGAGCAGATGGCTCGGACGATTGAGCGCGGGTTGCGCGTTAAGGCGAGTCGAATATGGGGCGGCCCTCAAAGCTGACGGATGCGCAGTGGGAGACGATCGGTAAGCGCCTGCTGGCCGGGGAATCCACGTCTGCGCTGGCCCGTGAGTTCGGGGTGAGTAAGGGCGCCATTTCTACGCGGTTTTCTAAACGCACAGAAACGATTAAATCTGTTGCGAATCAATTGGTTGCGGCAGACCGCGCGATGGCGAATCTGAACGTTTCTGAACAGATAGCCGCCCGTTCACTTGCAGATGACCTGAAGGCGATATCCGAGCACTTGGCCAGCGCGGCAAGATACGGTGCCGCCACATCGCACCGCCTGTTGGGTATTGCCCACGGCAAGGTTGCCGAGATTGACGACGCCGCGCCGCTAGACGGTGGAAGCGTCGAAACGCTGAAGGGTATCGCAGCCCTGACACGAGTAGCGAACGATTCAAGCGAGATTGCCGTGAACCTGCTGCGCGCCAACAAGGACGCAGTGGACGAGGCCAACCGGGGCCAGAACGAAGTGCCCGCGGGGTTGGAACATTTCTATGGACGCTCTGCTGTCGAGGCCGACACTTAATCCGGCTCTGCGTGATTTCTGGCTCATGCCGGCGCGCAATCGGGTTCTGTACGGCGGACGGGCGTCGTCCAAGTCATGGGATGCGGCGGGCTTTGCTACGTTCCTGGCGAGCAACTACCGACTGCGCATCCTGTGCGTCCGGCAGTTCCAGAACAAGATTGAGGAATCGGTCTACACGCTGCTGAAGATGCAGATCGAGCGGTTCGGGCTGAATCCTCAGTTCCGGATCTTGGACAACAAGATCATCGGCCGCAAGACGCGCAGCGAGTTCCTGTTCTACGGTCTGTGGCGCTCCATTGACGAAATCAAGTCGCTGGAGAGCATTGACATACTCTGGATCGAGGAAGCGCACAACCTGACCGAAGCGCAGTGGAAGATCCTTGAGGCGACCATCCGCAAATCGGGGTCGCAGGTCTGGGTGATCTTCAACCCGCGCTTGGCCACGGACTTCGCCTACAAAAGGTTCGTAACGAACCCGCCGCCGAACACGGTGGTGCGCCTGATCAACTACGACGAGAACCCGTTTCTTAGCGAAACCATGCTCGCCGTGATCGAGGCGGCTAAGGCTGAAGACGAGGACGAGTACCAGCATATCTATCGCGGTGTCCCCAAGGACAACGACGACAGCGTCATTATCAAGCGCTCTTGGGTCATGGCTGCGATCGACGCGCATCTGGCGCTGGGCATCGAGCCTACTGGCCGTAAGCGCATCGGGTTTGACGTAGCAGACAGCGGCGCTGATAAGTGTGCAGCGATCTATGCCCACGGCCCCCTGGCGTCTTGGGCTGATGAGTGGAAGGCAGGCGAAGACGAGCTGCTGAAGTCCTGCACGCGCGTCTATGAGGCTGCGCGTGAGCGTCAGGCCAGCGTGACATACGACTCGATCGGGGTGGGCGCTGGCTCTGGTGCCAAGTTCAATGAGCTGAATGGCGCAGGGCGTGGAATCGTCCATCACTCCAAGTTCAATGCCGGCGCCGCGGTGTTTCAACCCGAGGCGCAGTACATGCCCGGGACCAAGAACAAGGACATGTTCGCCAACATCAAGGCTCAAGCTTGGTGGGGCGTGGCAGATCGCCTGCGCAACACGTTCAACGCGGTGCGCAAGGGCGAGAAGTACACGCCGGATCAGATGATCTTTATCGACAGCAACATACCCCACCTGAGCAAGCTGATAGACGAGTTGTGCACGCCCAAGCGTGATTACGACCAGGCGGGCCGGGTGAAGGTGGAGAGCAAGAAAGACCTGGCAAAACCGACCCGGGAGGGCGGGCCCGTGCCGTCGCCCAACTTGGCGGACGGCTTCATCATGGCGTTCGCGCCCGGCCAAGCACCCATGAAGATCAACCCCGAAGCCATGAGGCGCGCATGAAATTACTCGACTGGATCCTGCGCAGGAATGCCCCAGCGGCACCTGCGCCGGCCCCGGCCGCGCGCCGCGAGCCTGGGATGAAGATCAGCGCAGAAGCCTTGGGCCGTTCCAACGTGCCGCCGGCCGAGCCGCCGTCCGCTCCGGAGGGCGAATTCAAGCGCCCAGAAGTGGCCCCGTTCGTCGTCCCTGCGGATAAAAAGAGCGCGTTGGTGGCGATGGACGAGGCGATGAGCCCCGTGTATGCCTACGTGAGCGAAGCCTACGCGGGTATGGGATTTATCGGCTATCCGTACCTGGCCGAGCTTTCCCAGCGCCCGGAGTACCGCAAGATGTCCGACGTCATCGCCAAGGAGATGACCCGGAAGTGGATCAAGCTGGAGGTCAAGGGCGACGACGACAAGGCCGACAAGCTCGAAGTCATCGAGAAGGCCATGCGCCGCCACCGCCTGCGCGCCAAGTTCCGCTTGGCAGCGTTGCAGGATGGACTGTTCGGCCGGTCGCAGATCTACATCGACGTGAAGACGCCCAGCGGCATGCTGGCATGGGCGGATCCTGACGAGCTGAAGTCGATCCTGGTCAAGAGCCCCGCAAAGATCGCCAAGGGCGCGCTGGTGGGCTTCAAGGTCATCGACCCGGTGTGGACGACGCCGTACCTCTACAACAGCGACAACCCGATGCGGCCGGACTTCTACAAGCCGACGTCGTGGTTCGTGCTGGGGCGCCAGGTGCACACCAGCCGACTGCTGAACATCGTGTCGCGCGAGGTGCCGGACCTGCTGAAGCCGTCGTACAACTTCGGCGGGATGTCGCTGACGCAGCTGACCATCCCCTACGTCAACAACTGGCTGAAGACGCGCCAGGCGGTGGCAAACCTGATCGACGGGTTCTCGGTCGGGGTCTTCAAGACCAACTTGCAGTCGATCCTTCAGGGCGATCCTGGTGACGACGTGTTCGCCCGCATTGACGTGTTCAATCGGACGCGCACGAATCGGGGCGTCTTCGCCGTCAATAAGGACGACGAGGAATTCGGTTTCGAGAATGTTCCGCTGTCGGGCCTGGATGCGCTGCAAAACCAGTCGCTTGAGCAACTGTGCGTGGTTCCCGGCATCCCGCTGGTCAAGTACACGGGCATCACGCCCAGCGGCTTGAACGCGACCGCCGACGGCGAGATTCGCGTGTTCTACGACGAAATCCTGTCGGTGCAAGAAGCGGTGTTCCGCGACCCGTTGCAGCAGTGCCTGGAGGTCATTCAACTGAGCGAGTTCGGCGAGATCGACCCGGACATCACCTTTTCGTTCGTGCCTCTGTGGCAACTGAGCGAGAAGGAACAGGCCGAGGTGCGAAAGTACGACGCCGACACCGACGCAGTGCTGGTCGAGTTGGGCGCCGTAAGTCCTGTTGAGGTGCGCCAGCGCATCGCGGCAGAAGAGACGAACGGCTACCACTCGCTTGATGTGAGCGATCTGGACGAAAACGGCTTGCCCGACGCGGTGCCGGTCGAGCCGCCACCCCTGGATGACGAACCGCAGGAAAACGCCAATGCCTGACCTCGTATCCCCTACTGGCCGCGAGGTGCCGCTGCGCCCCGTGCATGCCAACCTGGGGATCGAGGCGGCCTACCGCAAGCGCTTGGACCGCCTGATCGACGAGATGCAGCGGTCGGTGGTGTACTGGCTGACGGCGGCGTACCGGCGCAACGTGCCGGAGATCGCGCAGGACGAAAGCCCGGCGATGGTGCTGACCAAGATGATGCGGCGCCTAGCCAAGCAATGGCAGCGGCGCTTTGACGAGGCGTCTCAGCCGGTGGCAAGTGAGTTCGCCGAAAGCTCGATGAGCACGGCTGACTTGTCTTTGCGCAATGCCCTGCGGCAGAAAGGCTTCAGCGTGCAGTTTCAGATGACACGCGCGGCCAACGACGTCTTCCAGGCCACCGTGCAGGAGAACGTCGGGCTCATCAAGTCCATTGCCGCCGAGCACTTGCAGGACGTCCAGGGGATGGTCATGCGGTCGGTCACGCAGGGCCGTGATCTGGAAGGCATCACCAAAGAGCTGGAGAAGCGGTACGGCATAACCAAGCGGCGCGCGGCGTTCATTGCACGCGACCAGAACAACAAGGCCACGGCCACCATCACGCGCGTGCGCCAGCAGGGTCTGGGCATCAAGCAAGCTAAATGGCAGCACTCTCGCGGGGGCAAGCATCCGCGCAAGTCGCACCAGGACGCCGACGGCGACGTCTACGACGTCGACAAGGGCATGCTCATCGACGGCGAGTACATCCGGCCCGGTGAATTGCCGAACTGCCGCTGCGTGGCCATCAGCATCATCCCGGGATTTGATCCATGAAACAGCAGAACCAGCGCGGGCTGGCCTTTGACCGCGCGACCGTGCGCCGCATCGACGTTGACGGCCGGATGCACGTCGAGGTCAGCAACATCAGCAAGGCCACGGTCAACCCGTACCGGGGCGACGAGATCCCGGACTGGGAGGCGCTGGGGCTTGACCCCAACCGTGTCTACTTCCTGTTGCGGGACCCTGAAGAGCTGGCGCGCGCCGCGCCCACCTTCAACAACATCCCGCTGCTGTCCAAGCACATCCCCGTCTCGGCCGCCGAGCCGCAGAAGGAGTTCGTGGTCGGGGCCACGGGTTCGAACGCCTCCTACCAGGCGCCGTACCTTAAGAATTCCCTCGTCGTATGGGACGCCGTCGCGATCGCGCTCGTAGAGTCTGATGAGCAAAAGGAGCTTTCGAGCGCCTATCGCTACCGTGCCGATATGACGCCCGGCAAGTTTGAGGGCGTCGCATACGACGGGGTGATGCGAGACATCCGCGGCAATCACGTCGCGCTTGTCGAAGTGGGCCGGGCAGGCCCGGACGTCGTCGTAGGCGACAGCTATACCCTCAACCCTTCGGAGATCCCGAAAATGAAACAGAGCAAAACCGCCATCGCTGTCGCCGGGGCGCTTGGGGCGTACATCCGTCCCAAGCTGGCCCAGGACTCGGCGCTGGGCGACCTGACCACCTTCCTAAAAGGTGTCAGCCGCAAGAACCTGAAGTCCGAGCAGCCGCGCATCGTGCGCGCGATGCAGAACCACTTCAAGGGCAAGCTGGCGCAGGACGCCGACCTGGAAGACCTGAAAGAGGTCATCGAGGTCTTCACCGACCCCGGCATGTCGCCTATCGGTGAAGACGAGGAAGAAGATCTCACGGAACCCAAGGCCGTGGCCCAGGACGACGAACTCATGGGCAAGATCCGCGAAATGCTGGGCGAAAAGCTCGGCCCGGAAGAAGCCGCGCGCGTGATGGCCGCCCTGGGCGAGCCGGCCGCCGGTGCTGAAGACGAGCCGCCGCACACGGCCGGCACGCCGCCGGCACCCGTGACCAAGCAAGCCATGGATCAGGCGCTGGCCAAGGCGCAGAAGGCAGGCGAACAGGCCGCCGTCGCGCGCTGGAACGAGATCCGCACCGCTGAGCAGGAATGCCGGCCCATCCTTGGCGAGATCGTGGCCCAGGACTCGGCCGAGGCGGTCTACAAGATGGCCCTGGACGCCAAAGGCATCGACCTTGCCGATACGCCGCCTTCGGCCTACCGCGCGCTGGTCAAGTTGGCCATGGCGCAGGACCAGGCCCCCCAAACCCCGCGTGTTGCGATGGACTCGGCCGCTCACAAGAGCTTCCGCGACCGCTTCCCGCACATCCCCAAGGTGATCTAAATGGGTTTCCAGAAACAGGTCTACATCGAGCCGGCCGCCGCGGTTGCTGGCGACTTCGCCAGCTCGAACCCGCGTTCGACCGTCTTGGCTGGCCCCGGCGCGCTGGTGGCTGACACCGCTGGCGTGACCGTCGGCCGCTTCGCCTGGGCAGACGCCGCCGGCAAGGTGACGAACGCCGGCTCCGGCGTGCCCACGGGCTTTGTGCACCGCGAGCAGCAGGGCGTTATCACCATCTGGCTGGCCGAGGCCACCATGCTCATCCCGGCCGGCCTGGGGGTCACGCTGCACAACGGCGGCGACTTCTGGGTCGCGACCAAGACGGCGGCGACCATCGGCCAGAAGGTCTTCGCATCCAACACCGACGGCACGGTCTCCACCGGTGCTGCCGGGGCCACGATCGCGGGCCACACCGAAACCAACATGTTTGTCGGCAGTGCGGGCGCCATCGGTGCCCTCATCAAGATGACTTCCTACAACCTGGGGTAAGACATGAAACGAAATCAAGACCTCGCGCTGCTGGAGAAGCACTTCGGCATCGTGTTCCCGGGCGCCATGGATTACCTGCCCGACGAGTTCCGCGCCGACTATGGCCTGGCCATGGACGCCGCAGGCCCGTTGGTGACGGTCAGCAACGCCGGCATCCCTGGCTACCTGCTGAACTACATCGACCCCGAGCTGGTACGTGTGCTCACGACGCCCATGCAGGGCGCCGTCATCCTGGGCGAGTCGAAGAAAGGCGACTGGACCACGCTGACTGCGACTTTCCCGGTGGTGGAGTCGACGGGTGAAGTGTCGTCCTACGGCGATTTCAACAACAACGGCCGGGCGGGCGCCAACACGAACTTCCCGCAGCGCCAGTCGTACCACTACCAGACTATGACGGAATGGGGTGAGCGCGAACTGGACATGTACGGTGTGGCGAAGATCAATTACGCGTCCGAACTCAACATCGCCGGCGCGCTGATCCTGAATAAGTTCCAGGACAACAGCTACTTCTTCGGCATCGCTGGCCTGCAAAACTACGGCCTGCTGAACGACCCCAACCTGTCGGCGCCCATCGCGCCGGGGGCTACCGGCACCGACAGCGGCACGCTGTGGTCCACGAAGGACGGCCAACAGGTCTACGACGACATCTCGCAACGCCTGTTCGCGCAACTGGTTTCGCAGACGCGCGGCCTGGTCACGCGGCGCGACAAGATGAAGTTGTGCATGTCGCCGGAAATCGAAGTAAACCTGACGAAGACGAACCAGTACAACGTCAACGTCGCCGACCTGCTGGCGAAGAACTTCCCCAACCTGACCGTCGAAACCGCCGTGCAGTACGCGACGGGCTCCGGCCAGCTGGTGCAGCTCATCGCCGAATCGATCGACGGTCAGAACGTTGGTTCCGCTGCCTTCACCGAGAAGATGCGCGCCCACGCGATCGAGCGTAAGACCTCGAGCTTCTTGCAAAAGAAATCGCAGGGTACGTGGGGCGCCATCATCAAGGTGCCCATGGCCATCGCCGGCATGATCGGCGTCTGACCAGCGCAGAACGCAGCAACCCAGAGGGGCGCCAATGTGGCGCCCCTTTCTCATTCGAGGAAGAGATATGTCGACTGTGACCATCGCATGCAAGTTGCCCAACGGCCTGGTGCTGGACGTCCCGGGTGTCAAAGACCCCGTGGTGCTGAATGGTGCTAACCACCCCGAAGCCATTGCCGGCCATGGCTTCACCGAAGTCAATGCCGATTTCTGGGAAGCCTGGACCAAGCTGTATGGGGACTTCCCGCCGCTGAAGAAGGAAATGATCTTCGCGCAGGGCAGCGAGCGCAGCGCCGTGGCCAAGGCCAAAGAGCGCGAGGACGAAAAGTCCGGCCTTGAAGGTCTGGACCCGGAAGCGCCCGCCGCCGGCATCAAGCCCGAGAACTACGAAGGCAAAAAGAAATAGGAGCGGCCCATGGCTGTCGTCGTCTTTGATCCCGCTGAGTTCAAGCAGATTTACCCGTCCTTCGCAGCGCTCACGGATGCGCAGCTGAACCATGCCTTCAGCACGGCCACGCTGTACCTGAGCAACAAGGACACCAGCGCGGTCTGCGACGTCGACGAACGCAAGGTGCTCCTGTACCTGCTGACGGCCCACGTCGCGGCGCTGACCTATGGCGAGAACGGCCAGGGTCCGCGTCCGCTGGTGGGTCGCATCAGCAGCGCGACCGAAGGGTCGGTTTCGGTATCTGCCGAATACAACGTCGCGGCGGGATCGGCGCAGTGGTACGCGCAGACCGGCTACGGCGCCCAGTATTGGGAGGCCACGGCCAAATACCGCGTCGGTCGCTACCGGCCCGCTCCGACTGGCTACGCCGTCCCCGTGGTGATCCCATGGCGGCCGTGACGTTCAAGGGTGGTGACGCCCTGATGGCGCGACTCAAGGAAATGGCTGATAAGGCCGGCCAGGGTGGCACGTTGCGGGTTGGGTTCCTGGAGAACGCCAAGTACCCGGACGGTACGCCCGTGGCTATGGTCGCCGCTATCAACGAATTCGGCCGACCGGATCATAACCAGCCCCCGCGGCCTTTCTTCCGTCGAATGATCGAAGAGAAGCAAAAGGGCTGGGGTAAGTCGCTAGGGAATCTGGCAGTCGCCAACGAGTACGACATCGACAAGTCCCTGGGCCAGATGGGCGAAGGGATGAAGGGCCAGTTGCAAGCGTCCATCCAGAAGTTCGACAGCCCCCCGCTGTCGCCCAATACGGTGGCGGCCAAGGGTTTCGCCAAACCGCTCGTGGACACCGGCCACATGATGAACAGCGTGGATTACGAGGTCGACACATGAATTTGCACGGCATCGTAAGCCCAGTCATCGCCGCGGTGAACCCGATGATTGCCGGGAAGGTCCGGTACAGCGACGGGTACGAAATGGGGCCGGGCCGCAAGCAGGTTCCGAAGTACCTGGCGCCGGCCGACGCCTCCCTCCAGGTTCAGCCGCTCAGTACGGGCGACCTGAAGCACCTGGAGGCCCAGAACATCCAAGGCGTGCAGCGAGCGGTCTACATGTTCGGAGATACGCAGGGCGTCGTTCGGCCGCTGGCCAAGGGCGGTGATCTGCTGGACTTCGGCGGCCAGACCTGGCTTGTCACGGCGGTTCTCGAAACCTGGCCTGACTGGTGCAAGGTCGGCGTCACGCTGCAATTGGACGAGACGCCATGAGCGCGCAGATCAGCATTACCGAAGATGACCTGGTTGATGACCTGGGAGCGTTCGCGGATACGGTGGTGGACTGTCCCGTCCTGCGGGGCCAGGTCAATCGCGTACCAACGCCGAAGGGCAGCGAATACGTGATCGTCACTCCCATGGGCGTGGTTGGCTTGTCGACCCCGCGCACCAAGTATGACGACCCTACGCCGACCACCGGCACGCGAGCGTTCACGCGTCCGACGCAGTGGGCAGCGCAGATCGACTGCTACGGCGAGAAGGCGCAAGACCGCGCTTTGGTGCTATCGATCGCGCTGCGCAGCCAGTACGGATGCGAATTTCTAGCCGAGATAGGACGCGCGCAGCCGTTGTTTTGCGGTGAGCCCAAGCAATTGCCGTTCATCACCGGTGAGAACCAATACACAGAGCGGTGGTCGTTCGACGCCGTCTTGCAGTTCAACCCAACCGTGACGCTTCCGCAGCAGTTTGCGGATCAACTCCACGTCGACCTGATCGAAGTCGACACGACTTTCCCTCCCGGAGCTTAAAGCTATGTCCATTCCCGCCAGTGAAATCGTCCAGGTAGTTCCTGGCGTGATCGGCGCCGGCGGATCGGCGCTCGACCTGAACGGCCTGATCCTGACCGCCAATACCTCCGTGCCCGTGGGCGCCGTAAAGAGCTTTGCAAACGCTGACGACGTTTCGCGGTTCTTTGGCCCGACATCCCCCGAGGCCGCCGCGGCGAATTCTTACTTCCTGGGGTTCGACAACTCCACGAAGAAGCCCGGCAATCTGTTGTTTGCGCAGTACCCCAGCGCGCCTGTGGCCGCGTACCTGCGCGGCGGCTCGCTTGCGTCAATGACGCTGACCGAGCTGAAGGCGCTGACGGGCATCCTGACCGTGTCGATAGACGGCACGGCCAAGACGTCCAGCGCCATCACTCTGACGGCAGCAACCAGCTTCTCGAACGCAGCAACGATCATCCAGGCGGCTTTTACGTCCCTGGGCGGCACGGTCACGTACGATGCACAGCTGGCAGCATTCAAATTCACGTCTTCCACGACGGGCGCCACGTCGACCATCAGCTTCGCCTCAGGCACGCTCTCGGCTGCCTTGAAACTGACGGACGCTACCGGTGCAGTGACATCGCAGGGCGCCATTGCTGGCGTGCCGGCCACGAACATGACCGCGATCGTTGGCATTACCCAAAATTGGGCGCCATTCATGACCATGTGGGAGCCGGTGACGGCCGACAAGGTTGCGTTCTCGGCATGGACGAACAGCCGCGGCAATCGCTTTGCCTACGTGGGCTGGGATACGGACGTGCAGGCGACCACCCAAGGCAGCACGACGAGCTGGGCTGCCATCGTCGCGGCGAATGAGTATTCCGGATCGATTCCGGTCTACAAAGACATCCTGCACGCAGCTTTCATCCTGGGGGCGATCGCCAGTATCGACTTCGAGCGCACGAATGGCCGGATCACCCTGGCGTTCAAGAGCCAGTCTGGTCTTCAGTTCACCGTGACGGACGCGACCACCGCCCAGACTCTGATCACCAACGGCTACAACTTCTATGGCGACTACGCCACGGCCAATGACCAATTCCGGTTCCTGTATCCGGGACAGATCAGCGGCAAATGGAAGTGGATCGACACCTATGTGAACCAGATCTGGCTGAACGCAGCGCTGCAGCAGGCCATGATGTCCTTGCTGACGCAAGTGAATTCGGTCCCGTACAACGCCGACGGCTACGCCCTGATCGACGCGTCGTGCATGGATCCGGTCAACGCCGCGGTTAACTTCGGCGCCATCCGCGCCGGCGTGCCTCTGTCCGCGCTCCAGAAGTCCCAGGTGAACAACCAGGCCGGCGTTGAAATCTCGGGCACGCTCGAAACGCGTGGCTGGTATCTCCAAATCTTGCCGGCGACGGCTCAAGTACGCGCTGCGCGTGGCACGCCGCCTATGACTTTGTGGTATCTCGATGGCGGATCCGTCCAGAAGCTCACCCTCGCATCCCTGGCCATTCTGTAAGGGCAACCGACATGTCCACTCTTACCAGTGCAAATTCCGTCCTGTATCTGGGCATCGCCGGCATCTTCCCGGTTCCCCAGAAGATCGAGGGCTACGCAACCGACGACGCTTTTGCGTTTGAAGCTGTGCAACCCGCCCAGGCCGTCATGGGTGTGGATGGCCGTATGTCGGCCGGCTACACCCCCTTCATGAGCATCCAGACGATCACCATCCAGGCGGATTCGCCTTCGATGATCGTCTTCGAGGCCTACATGGCGGCGATGAAGACGGCCCGTGAGGTCTTCTACTGCAATGGCACGCTGAACATCCCGTCGATCAGCCGCAAGTTCGTGATGACGCGCGGCGTGCTGACGCAGATCCCCTCGGCGCCGACCGCCCGTACGATCCTGCAACCCATGACTTTCCAGATAACCTGGGAAGACGTCTCCCCGGCATTGGTGTGATATGGCCCGCAAACAGGCAACCGTAACCATCAGCGCCGAGGGGCGCGACAACGGCAAGGTGTTCGTCCTGACCGAGCTTCCGGCCTCCGAGGCGGAAGACTGGGCGGGGCGCGCTCTCTTCGCCCTGATGAACGCCGGGGTGGAAATCCCCGACAACATCGCCGAAGCCGGCCTGGCTGGCGTGGCCGCGTTGGGCATCAAGGCATTGACGAAGCTGCCTTATGACAGCGCCAAGCCACTGCTCGACAGCATGATGAAGTGCGTTCAGATCCAGCCCAGCCCGAGCGTGACGCGCGCGCTGGTCCCGGACGACATCGAGGAAGTGGCCACGCTCTTGAACTTGCGCAAGCAGATTCTGGGCCTGCACATGGATTTTTCTATGGCCGTCGCTCAATCGACTTCGGGCTCCAAGCCTGGCAAGGCGGCGGCCCGCGGCTGATCCAGTACGCCAACGTGCCGCGAAATATTGCGGCGGTGATCTCTCGGCACCCGGGCCTGCTGCATGACCTGCAGACGGTCTACGGTGCCGAGGATCTCTACAACTTGCTGGAAGTGTTCGCGGTCGACGCGCACAACCAACAGGCGATAGCCAACGCGAGGAAATAGCATGGCCACAGTAATCGACGCGTTGGTTGTCACGCTGGGCATGAATGCCAAGGGCTTCAAGCAAGGCGCGGCCGAGGTGGACGATTCGCTCACGCATACGCGTGAGGAATCCGCCCGTACCGCGCGCGAGATGGAGACCCGTGGCAAGCAGGCCGCCATGTTCTTCAGCAAGGTGCGAAACGAAGCGTTGGCGCTGCTGGCGGTGTTCACTGCTGGCATGGGCATCAAGAGCTTCGTGTCTGACACGGTTCAGTCGACTGCCGCGTTGTCGCGCATGTCGGACAACCTGAACATGAGTGCGAAGGACTTGGCCGAGTGGCAGCTCGCAGCGAAGAATGCGGGCGGGTCGGCGGCCGGCATTACCGAGCAGCTTAAAGATTCGGCGGACCAGATCGCACGGTATCGCCGAGGAATGGCCGTGGAGTCAATCGGCGGCTTCTTCAGGTGGGGCGGTAAAGAAGACGACCTGAAGGATAGCGTCACGTATTTGGAAGCGCGCGCCAAGATCGTCGCAAATCTCTACAAGACGAACAAGGCGGATGCAGCCCTCGCTGCAAGCCAGATGGGTCTAGACGCCCAGCAATTCAACTTCTACAAAGATGGCCCTGAGGGTATGGCACGCCGCCGGCGTGAGCAATCCGGGCCGGCCGCTGCCCAAGCCGCAGCCGCCGAGCGCGCAGAGCAGTTGCGCCAGAAGTACGACACAGCCATGAATAAGCTGGCCAGTGTTGGCGTTGATGTGCTCGTGGCGTTGATGCCCGCGCTGGACTATATCGTTGAGAAGCTCACCGATTTCGGCAATTGGGTTATTGCTAATAAGTCCCAAGTTAACGCCGCCATCATGGCGGTGGCTGACGGCATCAAGGCGATATTCGAGGCAGTCTCGGAAGTGTTTACGAAACTAGTGCCGAAGGAAGTGCGGGACAAAATCAGTGCAGCGAGTGACCCCGTAAAAGCGGCCATGGACGCTGCGAAGGATGCCATCACTCCAAGTTGGATGTCCAAGAAGGCGAAGGCCGATCTCACTCCTGACGCCAGCGAAGCTATTGCCAAGTTCGAAAAGATGGGTTGGTCGCGCGCCCAGGCAGTAGGCATCGTGAACAATTTGCAGGCGGAGAGCGGCGGCAAGCTCGACCATCGCGCCGTTGGCGACAACGGTACGGCGTTCGGGGTCGCCCAATGGCGAAATGAGCGCGTCGACATGTTTAAACAGGTCATGGGCGTGGCGCTTGCTGAATCCACGCGTGATCAGCAGTACGCCTTTGTCGACTGGGAGCTGCGCAATACGCACAAGGGTGCAGGCGACAAGCTGAAGGCGGCGAAGACCGTGGAGGACGCCAGCCGAGTGGTGACCACGGACTTCGAGATCCCGGCGCAGAAGGAAAAGAAGGCTGAAGAGCGTGCGGCCGTGGCGACCGAGTTGGCGCGGCTGGCGCAAGCTGAAGCTCTTAAGGCTGGCGCTTTGGCTTCGGTTGGGGCAGCTCAGGCCGCACAGCCCTTGGCACAGTCAGTGAACAACGCCACGAGCACTACCACTACCAATTCCAGCGAAACCCATTTCCATGGGGACATCCATGTCGCGACGGCTGCGACCGATGGCGCGGGCATCGCGCGTGACTTGGCGGGTATGGGCAAAAACCAAAACTTGGTTCAACAGGGCAACACGGGGCTTTTCTGATGGCGCTGATTCCTTTCCCGAACGTCCCGCAGGTTCCTGGGGTGCCGGCCATCTTCCGTGAAACGACCATCCCGTCGTTGCCGGAGCTAGTCAACATCGGTCTGGGTGGCTTGGCCGAATTGTTCTTCGGCACGCCGCTGTGGGGGCTGTATACCCAGGACGGCCAGCAGGCGGTCGTGTTCGACTCGTTTCTGGGAGTTCGATTTCGGAACGGCGGCCGGATATCCAGTTTCCCTGTGGAGCAAGGTGGGTTCTCGTCCTTCAACAAGGTCGACACGCCTTATGACGCGGCCATCCGGTTGGCACACAGCGGCGATATGGCCTCACGCAATGTGATGCTGGCGGCGTTGGAGAGGATCGTGCGCAGCACTGAGCTGTACTCCGTTGTCACGCCGGAGATCGTCTACGCCTCGGCCAACTTGGTTAACTACTCGTACACGCGGGACACGCGAGGCGGGTCTAGCCAGCTGATCGTGGACTTGTTCTTGGAAGAGGTGCGGCAGACCGCTGCTGCCCAGTTCTCGGAAACGGAAGAGCCGAGCGGGGCGGATCCGCAAAGCAATGGCCAAGTCCAGAGCTTCCCGATAGATATCTCAATGATCCCGGAAGTGGGCGAGGTTTCGGTTCCCGGCTCGCTCTCACCCACGCCGCTGCCCGGAGGCATTCAATGAGGAAAATACCCCTTCGCCCGGTGCCATCGCAGTCGTTTAGCGTTGTTCTTGCCGGTCAAAGCTGTCAGGTCAATGTCTATGAGAAATCCACGGGGATGTATCTGGATCTCTTTGTGAGCCATCAACCGATCGTGACGACGGCGCTGTGCCATGACCGCGTGCGGTTGGTCCGAGAACGGTATCGAGGCTTCGTCGGCGATCTAACTTTCATCGACACGCGCGGCTATGCGGACCCTGAGTACACAGGTCTTGGTGAGCGGTTCGTCCTCGCGTATCTGGAGGCGAACGAGCTATGACGTTCATCAAACGGAGTATCGACGTCACGATTAGTCTGGGCGAAGGCCAGTTCGGCGATACGAAAGGGCCGGATGTGACGCTTAGCGGTTACCGCGTTTCAGCGGCTGTAGTGGCCTACAACGGGGACGTCCAAAGTCAGCTTCAACTGCGCATCTTTGGATTGAGTCAGGACATGATGAATAAGCTGACTGCGATCGGCCCTGTCATGACCCAGCGCAGGGGAAAGAATCGCATTCGAGTTGAAGTTGGGGACGAAAGAAACACACTCAGCACCGTGTATGAGGGTGATATTGACCAAGCCTGGGCGGACTACAACCAAGCCCCAGAGGTGGTCTTTAACGTCGTGGCACTGTCTGCTGCTGGAAAGGCGGTCAAACCGGTTCCTCCGCGCTCTTATCGAGGGGCCACTTCGGTCGCAGTCGTGTGCCGAGATATCGCAGCGTCTATGGAGCTGGCTTTCCAGGGAAACGGGGTGAATGTTTTTCTGTCGGATCCCTATTTTCCTGGCACGGATCTGGACCAGCTCCGCGCCTGCACTCGAGCTGCGCGCATCAGTTACACGATTGAGCGCGGAATTCTGGCTATTTGGCCCGTGAACGGTAGCAGGGAAGGGCCAGCAATACAGGTTTCCCCGGAATTGAACCTGATTGGGTATCCGACGTTCACCGGGAATGGGATTGCCTGCAATTTGCTCTACACCCCAGATGTCGGAATGGGCCGCGTTGTGCAAGTCACAACATCAATCGAGGCCGCGCATGGGGAGTGGTCAATAGTCGGGGTCGTCCATCAATTGGAATGCGAGATTCCAAACGGCTTATGGCTAACCCAGATACTCTGTCAACGGATTATCAATGGCTGAACAGTTCGGATATACCGGTCAGGCTCAAGCCGGCGAGGGCATGGGTGAGTACGGCGCGCTGATGTTCTTGATCAGCCAGTCGCTCGCCCGCCTAAGCACTGCCACGCTGGTCCGCGTGGTGTCGGTCACGAACGATGGCGGCCTATCGCCCGTTGGCTTTGTGGACGTGCAGCCGCTGGTGAATCAACTGGACGGTGCGGGCAATGCAGTGCCGCACGCGGTGCTGCACCAGTTGCCCTATTTCCGTCTGCAAGGCGGCACTGACGCCGTGATCCTGGACCCGAAGGTGGGCGATATAGGGATGGCCGCGTTCGGAAGTCGGGATCTGTCAGCCGTCAAGGCGAGCAAACAGCAAGCCAATCCTGGCTCTTGGCGTACCCACGACATGGCCGACGGCCTCTACTTCGGTGGCATGCTGAATGGCACGCCCGTGCAGTACGTGCAGTTCACCGCAGGCGGCATCAACGTGGTGTCGCCTTCCAAGGTGACGGTGCAGGCACCGAACATAGAGCTGAACGCGGCCACGCAGTGCGCGCTGAATTCGCCGGTCATCGTCCTTAACGGCACCGTGCAGCAAGGGGCTGGCTCGTTCGGCGGCACGTCAACCTGGCAGGGCAACATGAACACGCTGGGAACGCTGCGAAACAACGGCAAGGATGTGGGATCGACCCACACCCATCCGGGCGTGCAAAGCGGGCCGTCCAACACTGGAACCCCCAACCCATGAACACGCTGCTTTTGGACCGGACTGTCTGGGACCTGGTCCTGGACGCCTCCGGCAACATCGCTATGGCGTCGGACCCCTACGCCGTGGCCCAAGACGTCGCCAGCGCTATCAAGCTGTTCAAGGGCGAGCTGTTCTACGACAAGGCGCCGGGCGTTCCCTACTGGCGAGACATCCTGGGGTACCGCCCGCCGCTGGCGCTCGTGCGCGAGCATATCCAGACGGCGGCGCTTACCGTCCCGAATGTGGCCGGTGCTGTATGCACGATCACAAGCTTCAACGATCGCACCCTGGCCGGGTACGTCGAAATTACCCTGACCGACGGCACGACACAGACCGTCAGCATCTGAGGAAACCATGGCTACAAGCTCCCAAGTGCCGCGCGTGCAGTTCACGCCGGAAGGGCTGGTGCTGCCCGAAGAGTCGGCCATCCTGGACGGCGTCCTGACTGATATGGATTCCGCCTTTGGCGGTGGCCTGAACAAGTCTTTGGAGACGCCGCAGGGACAACTGGCGTCGAGCACCACGGCCATCATCGGTGACAAGAACAACGAATTCGCCAGCTATGTGAACCAAGTGGACCCGGCGTTTGCCGCGGGGCGGATGCAAGACGCCATCGGGCGCATCTACTTCATCGACCGAAAGCCGGGTACGCCGACGACCGTCTTGGCTACGTGCGTCGGATTGGCCGGCGTGGTGATCCCTGTAGGTGCGACGGCGCAGGCTGCCGACGGCAACCGCTACCTGTGCACGCAGTCCGGCACGATTCCGCCCACGGGCAGCATCGACTTGCCGTTCGCGTGCGCGCTGGACGGGCCGGTCGCTTGCGCAGCTGGCGCGCTGAACCAGATCTACCAAGCCATCCCCGGATGGGACTCGATCCTCAACGCGGCCGACGGGACCGTTGGCAGCTACGTCGAGAACCGTGCGGAGTTTGAGGAACGTCGTAGGCAGTCGGTTGCTCTGAACGCCATCGGCTCGCTGCCTTCGATCTATGCCAACGTGCTGAACGTAGCCGACGTCATCGACGTGTACGTGACCGAGAACAACACCAGCGCGAACCTGACCGTGGGCGGCGTCACGCTGATCCCGCATTCGATCTATGTGGCGGTGGTGGGTGGCGCCGCAGCGTCTATCGCTGACGCCATCTGGCGCAAGAAGTCCAACGGGGCCGACTACAACGGGAACACCAGCTACACTGTGCAGGACACGGCGGGCTATCAGTTCCCGTACCCGTCCTATGTCGTGAAGTGGCAAACGCCGACGGCGCTGCCGGTGCTGTTCGCGGTCCAGATCGCCAACAACCCCAGCCTGCCGTCCAACATCGTCGCACTGACCAAGCAGGCGATCATCGCCGCGTTCAATGGCGCGGACGGCGGCTTGCGCGCGCGGATCGGCTCGACCCTGTTCGCCAGCCGGTATTACGCCCCGATCGTGGCGATCGATCAGAGCATTTCGATCATCTCGCTGCTGCTTGGGACGACCACTCCGACGCTGCCGAGCGTCACCATCCCCATCAACAGGACGCCGACTATCTCGGAGGCGAACATCACGGTGACCTTGGTATGACGACGAACATTGTCAACGTCTTCGAGCCTGCGCAGTTCGGGGTGGGGGATGGCGCAACCACGCAGTTCCAGATCGGCGGACCGCGGGAGGTCGTGCAGTCCATTGCGCCCACGGGAGTATGGCGCCAGGACTGGCAGGGAAACCAGCTGCTGTATCCGACGCCGCGCACGAATTTGTTCAGATTCAGCAGCGATTTCTCCAATGCGGTTTGGGGGAACGCAACGATGACTCGGGATAGGTCATATCCCGCTCCGGACGGCTCGAATAACGGAACTCTGATCACGGTTCAAAATGCGAACAGTTGCCAGGTATTCCAGTCGATCACACTGCCTACGACACAGAGCGCATTCAGCATTTATGTGGCGCCTGGCAACTCAAGTACGCTCACCTTGCGGTATGTGAGCTTCGACACTAGCGTCATCGTGACCTTCAACCTTGCCACTGGCGCAGTTAGCAACCCTTTGATCGGAAAGATTGAGGCATCTCAAGGCGGATGGCATCGGTGCTCGATTGCGCCTGCAATGACAGGGGCTGACCTCGACGGGCAGGTGTATGCCTATCTGGCTACTAATGCCGGGACGCAGTTTTCTGCTGACATCGGGAACACCATGCGCGTGTTCGGGGCGCAGGTTGAAGTCGGGTTGGCGCCCACGCCGTACATTCCGACGGACGCTTCCGCTGTGACTGTGACGGACTACGTGGCCACAGCCGATGGTGTATTCCATATGGGGGAGTCTCCAGCCGTTGGCGCGTCGTTGACCTGGACTGGCCGTTACACCTACGAGTACCGGGAAGATGCGCCAACGCTTGCCGACCGCAACGTTATCAGCCAGTACGCGAACAGCCCCACGCTGCGCCAGCTCATCCGCAACATGGACGAGTACATCAATCCGGACACGGATTTTGATGCGTTCTACGACTACGTCTGGAACGTGGAGACGGCGCAGGGATTCGGGCTGGACATCTGGGGCAGGATCGTTGGCGTAGGGCGCATGCTCACGATTCCAGGCAACGAGACTTATCTGGGCTATCGGGAGGCGTTGAATTGGCAACCATTCAATCAGGCGCCGTTCTACACGGGCGTGCAGTCAACCCAGACTTACCGGCTTGCAGACGACGCGTATCGCAAGCTGATCCTGGTGAAGGCGCTCGCCAACATCTCTGATTGCACTTCGCCCAGCCTGAACCGGCTGCTGTCGAATCTGTTCTCGGGCCGTGGCCGCTGCTATGTGTCTGATACCGGGAAGATGGAGTTTCGCTATGTGTTCGAGTTCGCGCTTGAACCCTACGAGATTGCCATCCTGACTCAGTCCGGTGCCATCCCAAAGCCCGCCGCCGTTTTGGCCAATGTCCTTCAAGTGGACGTTCCTACTACCTTCGGATTCAACGAAGCGCTGATGCAGCCCTTCGGTTCCGGCGTTTTCTTCACATCTTCGGGGCTTATCTATGCAAGCTAGCAACGCACCTACCAAGTCAGCAGTCCCGTTCGCGAATAGCGGAGCAAAAAATACCATTCCAGTGGCTTCGCAGATCGGCGTCACGCCGGGGTTGGCTTCGTTCACCGACGGCTTCCCGCCCTTAACGATGACCCCCTTGGCCGCTGGCGGCGTGCCGCCATATGGGCAGGATTTCAACGGCATTCTGAACTTTCTGAGCGCGGCGACACGATGGGCTCAAGCGGGGGCCGGGTATTCCTATGATGCGGCATTTTCCACTGCCGTGGGGGGCTATCCCAAAGGGGCGACGCTGGTCATGGCAACCGGCAATGGTTACTGGATGAGCACCGTCGAGAACAATACGAGCAACCCGGACACCGGCGGAGCGGGCTGGATCGCGCTGCCGGCGGGGATCGCCAGCGTTGCACAAGCTCAAGCTCAGACGGAAAACACTCTGGCGCTCACTTCCCTACGGCTGGCCGACGCCTTCAAGGGTGGGAATCAAGCGCTAGGGGCCGACGGCCGGCAAAACGTGCCGGGCGGGCTGAAATTGCAGTGGGGCGCAATTTCCATCACATCCGTAAGTGGATCGGGATCGGTGGCAACTGTTGCATTTAACCAAGCGTACACGTCGTGGCGGCGCGTAATTTTGACGGAGCGGTCGAACGCGACGGCAATTCAATATAAGGCCTATGACAACGACGCTACCTTGTTGACGGGAGTTCAGGTCAATTTGGTATCGGAGGCCGGCGCTGGGGGTATTGCTGTCCCCGTGGCTTACATTGCAGTGGGAGTGTGACATGACATTCGTTTGGAAAAATGGTGGCTGGTACGACGAAGCCCCTGGTGGCTATACGGTTGAGCCGGAATACAAGGCTGAGCTTATGGCGGGGCAGATCGTGGATTACTTCATTGCGACGGCAGAGGATGGCCGCCCTTACTTGGAGCGGCGACCGGGACCGACTGACCAGCAATTGGCACAGTCCGTCCGTGCGGACCGAGATGAACTGCTGCGGCAAACTGATTGGACTCAGGCCGGCGACGTGCCCCTGGCGTTGAGAAAGTCCTACCGCGACTATCGGCAAGCCCTTCGCGACCTGACCGACCAAGAGGGGTTCCCACGGGAGGTCGTGTTTCCGGAAATGCCTAACGAGCAACAGTAGAAGCCGCTAATGCGGCTTTTTTTTCGTCTACAGGGGACGCGATGTTGTCGCCTCTTAGGAAATTCCATGGTTGACGAACATCTGTCCGATGCATTCATCAAGTCTTTGCATGCACGCGTGGTGCAAATGGAGCAAGACATGGCCCAAAACGCGGCAGCCACTGCGCGCAATACGGAGTCGATTGAGACGATCCGGCAGAACACACAGGACATCGTGGACACCTTCGCGGCGCTGGCCGGGGGGTTCAAGGTCTTGCAGGGGCTGGGCCGACTTGCGCGGCCGATCGGATACATCGCCACGGCGATCGCGGCCACGCTAGCAGCGGTGGCAGCTGTGAAGGGGATTTGGAAATGATCTCGGAAAGCCTGAAACGCAAGTTGCTTGCAACCGCCAGCGCCGGATCGATCGCCATTGCAGGCGTGCTGGTGTCGCACTTCGAACCGGGGAAAGCTCGTGGCAAGCCGTATATCGACCCCGTCGGCGTGCTGACGGTTTGCGATGGGCATACCGGTTCAGACGTCGACCCAAAACGGATCTACACCGACGCGGAATGCGATGCCTGGCGCGTCGCTGACCTGGACATTGCTGATCGTGCCGTACGTCGCTTGATCACCGTCCCGCTCAATGACTGGCAGCGCGCGGCTTTGATCGACTTCACGTACAACCTCGGCGCCGGGAACTTGGCTGACTCGACCATGAGGCGCAAGTTCAATGCTGGCGACTACGCGGGGGCCTGTGCAGAGCTGCAGAGGTGGGTAAAGGGAAGGCAAGGGGGGGTATTGGTAACTCTGCCAGGCCTAGTGACGCGTAGGGAGGCCAATACATGGGTGTGTCAACAGCGCTGATAGGGTGGCGAGGGTATGCCGCCGCTCTGGCGGTAGGGGCGCTAATCGCTGGTAGCGGAGCCTGGAAGGCTCAGAGCTGGCGGTTTGGAGCTGAGATTTCGGATCTCAAGCGTGAGTATGCTGAGGCGCGGGAGGCGGATTCCCAGGCCACTCTGACTGCCATCGAGGCTGTTAGAGAAGAAGAAAGGCGGCGTTCCGCTGCAGTGGAGAAGGCTCGAGATGAAGCAATTAAACAAGCCGCTGCCGCAGCTGCTGACGCGGTTGGCGCTCGTACTGAGCGTGACCGGCTGCGCTCCCGCGCAAACGCGCTGGCTAGCGCCGCAGTCGCCCGCGATCCCACCGCTGCCGACGGAAGCCCGACAAGAGCCGCTGCCGTCGATTTGCTCGCCTACATGCTCGGCCGGGTTAGCAACCGAGCTACAGAGCTTGCGGGAATTGCAGATCGCGCCCGCATTGCGGGATTGACGTGCGAGAGCTTGCATGACTCTCTTGGTGCGAGGAGATAGTTACCACGTAGGCAAGTTGAAAGCTGACGTAATGTAACGATGGGTATAATCGAACCGGTCCCCATTAATTTATTTCTCTTTCACAATGAAACAAGTTCTGCGCAAGATTCTGGTGGCCGCTTTTTTCGTTGGTTCGCAGCCCGTTATCGCTGGGACCTGCCCTGCTATCGGAGCGGCCCCTCGGACTATCGCGTCGAGCGCCGAAACTTACGCGACCACCAAGGGCTTCAGCCTGCGCGATGATGGCGTAGTGCTTTATGACTACGGCAAGGCTTTCAATGGCTTGGGGAAATGGGCCGACCCGTTTTTCAATTCCAACTACGCCCTTGGCTTGTATCGAGACTTCTTGGATACAAACTGCACCGATGAGAAGCTCAAGGAGCAGTTTCTGAATATTGCCGACTGGATGATTGCCGAGGGCAAGACACGTGGCGATATGCTGGTGTGGGAATATCCATTTTCCGATCCAAATTTCCAGTTGGCCCCGGGATGGATTTCCGGTATTGGACAGTCACGGATGGCGAGTGTCCTTCTGCGAGCCAACGCGGTGACGGGCAGGAGTGAATACAAAGCCGCAGCCGAAGCTGCGATGCGGGCGTACGAACACACCATCACGGAAGGCGGCGTGATGGTGTATGAGGGCGATGTTGCGTGGCTGGAAGAAATGGCCGACATCAAGGGCAACAGCTTCAAGGTTTTGAACGGCCACATCACGGGCCTTGCCGGCATTCTCGACTACTACGCCATCACGAAAGATGAAAAATGGATGAGTGTCGTCAAACGTGGGGTCGCTGCGGTGAAGCGCGACATCCCGAAATTCGACGCCGGATTCTCGTCCTACTATTCGCTGAAAATGCCGAGCAATGCGAGGCCCATCGCACCTCGTGTTGAGTACAACGCCCTTCACGTGTCGCAACTCGTTTGGATGTATGAGAATTTTGGCGACCCCGAATTTTTGAAGTGGGCAATGCGATTTCATGCTTATGACATGAACGATGATAAGTACAGCGCATCTTCCTCCATTGATCCTACCAACCACGGACCGGCGTCGATGCGTGGTTTGTACGGTGACCACTACTGGTCGGCGTCTCAATTCCCTGCTGATGTCTCAATCAAGTTGAGCGGGATTGAAAAAATTTCGGGCGTCGCTATCGACACCAACATAGTGCAAGAGCGCCCAATCAATTTTTCGGTCGAAGCTCGCCTTGGAGGAAAGCCGGTTAGTCAAAAGCTCGTTCAGGGAAATGAGGCCATTCATCTGGATGTCCTCTTTGACGCGCCTATCGCGGCTGATGAGGTCCTGGTCTCGTTTAAGGATACGGCTGATAAGGACATCCTGGCCATCAGGTCACTAATGGTCCTGCGAACATTCCCTCGATACTCGGCCATTGCCAACGATTGCAATTTCAGGATCCGCGGAATGCATGACCCCGCGCAGTACAACTTGAATGACGCATTGAATTCTGGTCCGCATCAGATGTCCACGTATTGCGCTGGGTGGATACTACTGCCCCGCGATAAAGATATGACGATGCTGTACGCTGCAGGTGGCTATGGGGCGACAGGAAGTTTCCGAGTTGAGAGTAGCGACGATCTTGTAAATTGGAAGAAAATCGGCAGCGTCCCCGCGGCGGGAGGGGAAGTTGGTGGATTAGCAAATTCGTACGTGCGTGTTTCGTTCGATGAAGGTATGACGTCGATACGAGAAGTGTCCTTGTCACCCGAATCGGTACTCGAATGGCGAAAGCCTACTACCCCTGCGTGGAGTGACTCGCGCATCAGTGGCAATCCTCTGCCCGCACCGGGCAGCGCGGTGATCCGGTAGCCAGCACCCCCTGCGCAGGTTTCATTGCCTGACCCACTGCATCCACCATCCCTGGTAGTAGCGCCGGCCGTCGATCTCTTCAAAGCCGCAGACCATCATGCCGCGGTCGGACGAGAAGGTCAGTAGCTCAGGCTCTAGCAGGTCCGGAATGGCTCCCTTGTCTGTGGCGCCGAATTTCATCAGGCCGTCCATTGTCATGACACGGATGGACCGCTTCATGTCGTCGCGCATGACGGAATACATGCGGACGGTGCCGGTGATGGTCGGGCCCGGGTCGCGGTCGTGACGCTTTTGGCCGAGATGGTGGGTGCGGGAGACGGTGCATAGCATGATCTGCTGCCAAATACTGTATGTATATACAGTGTAATGGACGACAAAAAGGGCCGGAAGCCCGACCCCTTTTCTAATTAGCGCGACGTGGCTTTCGCCCCGCGTTTTTCCTGAAAGTGGTACCAACCGGCCTCCCAGGCTTCCACCCGTTTTCGCCACGCATACAACGTTTCGTTTGTGTAAGCGGGCAGGTGGGCAATGCGGTAAAACGGGCAATCCAACAAGCCGGCTCCCATCGCGGCGGCCTTGGCTCCTTGCTCTTGGATCTCCTTTTTCATGTCAGTTCTCCTGACAGTTCTGGAACCTTAGTGTGCGCTGCCGTACACGGAACCCCTAGGCTCCTTACCAGATGAAACAATGTTTCGGCAGACAGGTCATGGTTGAGGTGTGGCAACAAGTCTGTCTGCAGGGAAGGGCACAAGGAAATCGCGGCTGGCCTCGGCCGGCGCGGTCAGCCAGTCGCCGTAGGCTCCCTCTTGTCAACGCCGGTTGAAAATTGACCCACTTTCGTCGGAATCGTCGGAGTAAAACTGACCCACCCCGGCGTTCAAAAACCTAGTTCCTGATCTTGA